CCGCCCCAGGGATAAGCCCGGTAACATTAGTCCAAGTCCCTCCGGTGTCTTCGGTAGTAAAGACATCACTCTTAGTAATAAACATTGCCTTCTTATTATCAGTCGCAGCCCTATTAACGGAGGCATCTACTATATTTGTGCCAGCGTTATAACCTTGAGCATCTACCCATTGTAAGGTAGTCGGCCCAGGAATCGCCGCCGCGCCTAGATAAAGAGTCGAGCCTACGCCCCCAGGAGCAACCTTTAAGTCTCCCAGTGATCCTGTTAGGGCTTGGCCGATACCACCAGAAGTTAGCGTAAAAGTAGTTGAGTGCGTAGATTCTGTTAGCTTATCTGTCGCCCCACCAGCGCCTAAAATTGTCCAAGCCACCCCAGTGTAAACATACGTTTGAATTAGGTCCTCAACGAAAGTAGCAAAACCCTTGTTTGCTATAAGTTTTTTCCAAGCGGAGCCTGTATATTCATAAATATTATCTTTTGTCCACGTGGCTCCAGCGGCAGAGGCTATGTATCTATTCCCGGTGGTTTCAACGGCAAGAGCTTCCTCTATAAACGACAAAACAGACTCTTGCCAATCAAGCCCGTCTAAATATCCCTGTATCTCTATCTTTGTCCAATTTTTGCTGGCAAGCCCAAATCCCTGGGCATCATCCATAAAGTTACTAGAATTATATGCCATTTTTTATACCTCTGCCCATTGGCCCATTCTAACTACATCTCCGGCTGCGTTGTAATACCAAGGGCGCCGATAAGTTTTACTATTGAATTCCTGGGTTGCATACCTCGTTAGAACCTCTACGGTATCAGCATTAGGATAAGTGGATATTGGATTGTATCCGTAAATGGGGGGGGCACTCATTGTTTTCAAAAGAATTTCTTTGGTATCAGGGTCCATACTTGCGAAGGAATTAGCAACATCTTTCAAGTTGTCTAGTGCACTCATTGTTTTGTCTCCTTTCTAAAATATAAAAAAAGGGACAACTGCATTTAAGCAATTGCCCCCCGATACTTTCGTCAGAGCTACTTAGGATACTACCAGTATTATATCATATTAGTCAAATTTTCAAAACTTACTAATTTATCGTTCTTTCTTGTAAGTATTTTCTTTCAAATTCCTTTTCATCCATATCAAAAATGACTTGCTTGAAAATCTGTGTAGCCATATATGGAAATCCTTCTTTGAACTTTATTTCACCTAAAGCGCCGAATTTAAATCTGGCACATATCATACCAAAGTTTCTCAACGCCCGCCTTCTTCTTTCCTCTAAGTTAACTTCCCCATTGGCCATATATTAACTCCCTTTTTTAGATTTTCGCTTTGTCCACTTTCCCTCTTTATTGCGATGCCACCCGGCACTTTTTATGGCCGCATAAGCCTGTTTCGCTGCGCTTGCCGCAGAAGCCCCAGACTTTTTCCGTTCATTATACACTTTTTCCCACAAATCGAACGCGTCCTCCGGCATATTGGCAAAAGGAGCAATTTCTGAAAGCAGTGCGTCTATCAACTCATCTTTCTCCGTTGATGTCGATGGCTTCGGATTCTGCGGAAAAGGAGACGGCTCACTCGGCACATCATTTAAAGGTCTACCGGGTTTCCCTTCCTTTGGCTTTTTACCATTTGGCAAGTCTTCGTCGTAGCCCAGCATAGCCATACCTTGCCCTGACTCATAAATTGGCAGCCATAGCTCCTTCTCCTTGCCTTCCTCTTGCTTCCTGGCCTTTTCGACCTTGTAGTGCCTACCAAAAGATTCAAGGCTTCCCTGCACGCTAATAATGCCCTGCTTAACCAACATAGAGACTTCTTCCCGGAGTTGGCGGGGTTCTTTGAGCGATTGTTCGTCAAATTCAACCTTAGGAACCTTGCGGTTGTTTGGTTTAACTTGGCGATAAAACTCCTCAAGGGTGCGCCCCATAATTCTGCGGAACTTTTTTATCTTGGTAACAAGCCTTTTGATGTTGACGTAGGCCGTTGCATAATTCCCGCCTTCCCCCACCATAAGCGCCAGGCCAATTCCGGCCCATTTCATTATCCTGCCATCAACCGCTTTATACTTATCTGGATTGAAAGCAGCGGTATCAGGAATTATAAATTCCACCGAAGTATTATGCCTAGAGAATAATCTGATAGCTTTGGAGGGAGTCTTAAAGCTCTTTTTTAACTCGTCTAGGTCTTCCTTGCTTGCCCAGTTATCTCTCGAACCAGCCCTGGGACCAGAGGTTATTGATTCTCCAGCCTTAATATGGGTTATCAGATTCTTGATATAGTAAGCAATGGAATAGTCGCCATCAATCAGCAAGTCTCTTAAGACAATGGAATCAAAGATCGCGCACATCTTTGGTTTTACCAACCTGTCAATCCTGCCGCCCGTATTTGCAATTATCCAATATTCTCCTTCTTTGTTTTCCAAAAGAGCATAATTCCTATGTCCAATAGGGCCCTGTCCCTTTGCTGCTTTAATCCACTTTTCTGGGATTTCCGTGACTCGCTTTTTCTCTTCTGGTGTTTTTGGAGACTTAATCAGTTGGACTAATTTAGCATCAGGCTTAACATAAACAGCCGCCTTGCCGAAAAGCGGAACCACATCTACCGAAGAAGGATCAAGAAATTCTACATATTCAACTTTTTTAGTTCCAGAAAGTTTCCAATAAAAAACAAGGTTTTCTGTGGTGACTAAATCTTCCCACCCGGACAAAAGAAGGCCATCCATATTATGTTCCTGGCAAAGATTGTTAAACCAAGTCTCGCTTTCTTTATCTTCCTTACCTTTTGAATCAACCACCGAATTGTGAAATCCGGCAACACCAAAGTCTACCACTATCCCCACAAGCGATTGAATTAAATCGTTGTTCTCTTGATAGGATTGGCTTTTCTTTATCTGGTCTACTAAATCAGTTGGTATATTCTTTTTCCTTAACGACCTTAAAGACATAGCCGGATAATCCAGCGATGTATCCTCGTCAAAAGTAGCTATCGCTACCCTCTTTTTTTCTTTGCTTTTTTTCTTTGCCATTTTTACCCCTCCTTTTAAAAGTTTTGAGCGACTAACTCGTTTTCTCCCTGTATATCAACTTCCTCAATTAAAGTCAGTGTCGTTCCACCGGCCATTGTTTCTTTTCCCATTTCCTGTATTCTACGGAAAAGCTCAGAAGCAACATTAGCATAAATCAAGGAATATGCCGAGTCCTTTTTCTTCTTTGCCCTAAAAACAAACTGCCCACGTGCCGTCTTTACCGGCATCCCATCTTTATCTTTTCTAACCTCAATACCAATCAACTCGTTAAAAGCATTGTCTATGTTTTTCAAGACTTTCAATTTCTCGTTGCTATCTTTCTTCTCAATTAATTTCCCTGCTTTCTCCATAAATTCATCAACTGTTTTAGGCGCCCTCAACCTCTCGTTTTCAATTCTTCCCTGCATAATAAGGTGCGCCTTGTTTACCAACACGTCGTCTCCAGCCATACTCCCCCAAACACTAGCAATCTCTTGAGCACCACGAGAGAAAAAGCATAAAACCTTTTTCCCGTCCATTTCAAAGCTGGAAGTTTCCAATATCTTTTCTTTAACCTTATATTCACCGCCCGGAATACTTATCTTTTCTGCGGCTAAAGGAGAAGCCAAGAATTGGCCTCCACCACCAGGGTCCATAACGAATAAAGCAATGTTTGGAAAAAGCTCCATTACTAAATGAATTTCATAAGCCATCTCGTCTGCTGACAACCCATTTGCCTTGAATTGATAAACATAATCATCAAACTCACCGTTTAATTTTAAAACAGAAATAGTAAAATCATCACCTTTGCCATAAAGACTCCTGGCCACGTCAACCCCCATTACATAAGTAAAATCTTCTACCCCCCTAAGCTCAACTTCCATCATATCTAATCTTATGTTTTTAATCTTCTCTGGAGAATAAATACCCTCCCCGCCCTCTTGCCATTCACCTTCCCACTCCATTGCAAACACTACTGGAGGCAAGGTGGCCCTTGCTTGTTCAAAAACGTCCCTATCTATAATCCAGCCCCACTCCTGCTCGATCTTGCCACATTGAGGACACCTTATTATTCTACGGCTTTCGCTTTCCCAATTTGCTTCAATGCCACAAGTCTTGCAGAACCGCTTGGCTGCTTTTTGCGTAAAATGTTTCAATTCGGGAACGTCGTTATAATTGTAACTTTGAATGTCATATTTAGGGTCTCCCTCGACAAAAACTTTGTGCAAGAAGAATTTCACGCGCTTATACGCTACGTCAAATTTGTATGTCGGGGAAGAAAGGTATGCCAAATGATTTTGCAAGATTGGATCGTGCTGATTCTTATTATGCCTGGTTATCCTGGAGTTCATTACCGTATCAATTGTTTCCTGCTTTGGATAATGAACCCATTCATCAAAGTAGCCATCATTCCAACGCTCCGAACGAAGCCTTTTAGCATCCCTGATAATATCTGGTGGCACCCCCCTAATATCCGATTGCCCTTTTAATTTTACTATATGCAAGTCTGGGTTGCGAACCACCCCTTGGCCCCTTCTGTTGCGAAATTGAGCCCTAAATTTGGGGCAAGTGAAATACCAACGCTCAAAATACTCAAAGATTAATTTTACCTGTCCAAAGGTTGCAGAGATTACCCCCTGGATTCTATCTTCTAACAGACACCCCCGTAGGGCCGCGACTAAAGCAATAGAAAAAGATTTCGCTGTATCATATCCGCTACTATCTAAATAGAACTTCTTTTCCCACATAGCGTTGATACGGTTAACTTCAAATGGCGCAAGGTCAATCCCAAAGATTACTTGGGCTGCCAAAATCGGGTCTTTGATTAAAATTTGCTTATCTTCAAAGGATAGCGTGGAATCATCTTTGGGGTTAAAGCTTGGGGCCCCAGCTTCTTTTCCCTGGTAGTAACACGATTTGCATAAACCCTTTGCATAGAACTGCCTAGTTCTCCCACAACCTGGACATTTTACCATTTTAGCCTTGGTCATAGATGCTCCCACTGTAGAGCCTTTTTCTCTTTTAGCTCCTTGGCTTGCCTTTTCCTTTCTTCTGCAAGCTCTGTTTCTCCTTGGGCTGTTACTAGGTCTTTTTTAATCGAGGACAAACCGCCAGCTTCCTCAATCGGCGCGCCTTTTTGTATGTTTAAAATTCCCAGATTTTCACAGAGCATCTTATATCTTCCTAAGGCAATCTTGAGGGTTTCATTCATTGTTTTCTGCTCCGGTGGAAACCTTGCACTAAAGGTTTCTTCCCGCAATTTCTTAATAAGGATTTCTTCTTCAATGATATTATCAAGGTGAAATCCAACCTGCGGGTCAGTTAAATCAAGTTGCCCTGTCAATTTTTCCTGGAATATTTTCCTACGCTGTTGCTTATATTCTATAGAAGCTAGACCTGCAAGAACGACTCTTTCAAACGATTCCAGGAGAAATTTTTCCATTACTTCTTCTTCTCCAAGATTGTCCGTCTTGGGAGATTTCAATAAAGTAGCATAGGTCCTAGCCAGCATATCTACCGTAAGTTTTTTTAGGTTTATGGCTTTAACGGAATCTTCTTTCGCAGCCTGATATTTAGCATAGTCCTTCTGGGCCTTTCGCCAGCACTGGCCAAGGTTGTATAAATGTCCAGAAGCGGGTTTTTCCAGTATTTTTTCGATAACCATTTTTTAGGTTGGCCGGGAAGGAGGGTTTTAAAAGACCTCCCCCCGGCCTAACAAAGAGAGTAATCGGGAATATTATAGCATTATTTTAGGAAGAAACCAAACAAATCAGTATAAAAGCGAATATTATCGCATTCTTTTAGGTGTTTAAGGTAGAATTTAAGCTAAACTAGACCAGAAAGCCGTGTGATGAACAAAGATTTTATCGCCTTTGATGTCTTTCTTTGTTGTTTGCGGAATAACTTCACCATCAGCGCGCACTCCCTGGCCTAGTTTTTGTATCCTAGCTTCTTAATAAGCCCTTCAACCCAGCGGAAAGGGCCCTCAGCCCTGATTTCTCCGTTCTCTTTCCAAACATATCTATCAATCATAGCTAAGGTAAATACTACCACAATTAAGACGCAAACTCCAATTTCAAGTATTTTCATAGCGGTTAGGGTCTGACTCCCCTCTTTCTTCTCCAATCCCGGCTGCCTTCAAAATATCACCTTTGCGCGGGGGCGGTTCCACCCCAACCCCAACCTGTGTTTCCACTGCCTCAACTCTTGTTTTAAGATTTTCAAGTTCGTCCTTGAAGAGTTTAAGCATCGCCCTGTTTGTTTTTTTGGGTCCCTTTGGAGAATGTTCCGACATTGTTTTATTACCTTTCCATAAATCCTGTAATACTTCCACCCAATGCGAGTAGCCTTGCGTCTAGCCGTGACTTTGGAGGGCGTTTTGTAACTCCTGCTTGGCGCCGCAAGTCTTCCTCATCGTCTTCTGCCATTTGTCCCTCATACCATACTGTTTCGACAGAAGAAGATTTCGCACTCCAATACTTCTTAAATATTTCGTCCTTTTCTTCCTTAGACAATTCATCCCACGTTATTCCCCGGCGGATAGCACCTTTCCAATTCCTTCTCATATCTTAAGTCCTTTCTCGGCATAATGATATTCATAAGGAAATTTTTCCTCGATTACCCTTTTCAAGTCTTTTCTATTAACCTCCGTTGTAGAATCTAACTTTAGCCAAAGAATTTTCCAGAAGAATTTTAGCACTTGATCACGCCCCTCTGTTTGAAATCTTGATTTTGCCATATCCAAAGAAGTGGCACTTTTCGTTCTTTCCTTGTCACACCAATATCCCTGGTCTCCTTTGTGTGTGTATACTGCATCGTGGGAATCATAATACATTGGCCTTCCACAATTTACACAAAATCCCTTATCTAGCATTTTTTACCCCCAGCCTCCTGTATATTCTTCTCTCTTCCCACAATGTTTGCAAGTCCTATATTGAGGTTCACCATTTGGATAATACATTAGATGCCTTGTCCCCTCACTTTCTCCAAATTCATTAACCACATCATTGGCAGAATGAATATTCCAGCAATGCCCCCCTATTGCCAAACAATCTTGTTCAGTAAGTTTTCTTCTATCAATCTTCTTGGCTCCCTTCAAAAGCTCCTTGACCGCCTCGTCAAACTTTTCCATTACCCTATCAAAAAGATTGCCGGAAAAAGGCCAAAAGGTTTTATGCAGCCCCAATCTAAGGTTGTCCTCATTTATTATGCCAGGAACATTATCCTTGGCCGCCAGGTGCTTAATAAACAAGCCCCTCAATTTCCCGTATTTCATATCTGCTTCCCGTCTGCCCTTATCTATCCCCCGCTTATAAACTGCCCTCTCAACTTCGGTCATTGATCTTTT